TTGTCCATGTAGCCCAAGAGTCCAACGACAGCGGCTCCGGTGCTTTGGGTCTTAACATAACGCAGACTGCGTGGACAGCAGGAAATAAGCCGATTACTAATCTTACAGACGGTACTGCCGCTCAAGATGCTGTTACGGTAAACCAATTCAACCTAGCCACCCTCTTTGGCGGTTCTGCCATGCAGCCGGAGTTATGGTCAATTTCAGGTTCCGGCGCGACTACCTATACGCTTAGTCCGGCTCCTTCAGGTTTAAATGAAGATCTGTTCTTTGTGACTATTGATGGCGTGGTGCAGCCCCCTAGTGCTTACAGTTTAACGCCTACGACTATTGTCTTTGGTAGTGCTGTGGCATCACCTAAGTTAATCAGCATTCGTAATCTTGGAGTAGCCCGTAGTCTTGTTTCTAGTGTGCAGACAGCGATGATTGTTGATGCCAATGTCACAACCGCTAAACTTAACGATTCTTCGGTAACTGCTGCAAAACTTGACTCAAATAGCGTAACTACTGCAAAGATCACAGATGCCAATGTGACCTACGCCAAGATTCAAAATGTAACTCCCGACAAACTGCTTGGTCGCGTTACGGCAGGATCAGGAGTGGTTGAAGAAATTACCTGCACACCGTTGGCACAGACCTTTCTTACTAAGACAAGCCAAGCAGATCAGCGTACAGCCCTTCAGTTGCAGCCGCTTGCTATTAAGACAACCGTAGGCACTACTGATATTGACGATGCAAGTGTGACTTATGCCAAGATGCAGGGAGTCGCGGCAAACAGGGTACTTGGCGCAGAAGCCGTTGGAAGTGCGCCTGTTGAAATTCCTTGTACGCCGTATGGACGAACTCTGTTAAATACAACTGATGCCGTAGCACTTCGTACCGGACTATCTATAGATCCGATCTACGAACTTCGACAATTTACTACTACTTCTCCGACAATCACTAACCACATTACAATTGATTTGGTTGCCGGAGGAGCCTACGACACTTTATATCAAGAGTTTATTATTGCTTGTACTTTTGCTACAAGTAGTGGAAGTCCCACAACCTGCGGTCAAGATGTTGTATTTACAAATTTAAGTGGGACAAGACAATTTCTTGTTCAATACAATTTACTTTCTAGAGACTCAGTCATATCCGGCGGCACACCTACAGTTTCTGCTAGTCAAGTAGTAACTAAAATTGTTGGTCTGCATTCTGGAGGAGCGACTAGTTATCCAATCGCAGGTCACATTACACTTCTTCCGGTTCCTGTGGTAGTAGAGCAGGTCCCGGAAGTGTGGACGGCTACCGGAGTAACAGCCCAAACCATCTATCCCCTGAGTTCAATGCTCACAACTAGTATAGACTCTAAAGATTACCTTGTTACTTTAGATGGGGTAACGGTGGCTCCTTCGGCTTACACGGCAGGAGCGGGTGCCATTACCTTTACAACAGCGCCAACAGCAGGTCAGGCTATTGTAGTACGCACGTTTAATGCTAATAAAACATTTAATATGAGCATTGCCGGGTATAGTTACGTTTACACAAACACAATTTCAGTTCGCCGCATTGTGTAAAAGGAACTACTATGCATACCGAAGCCGAATTGATGTTAGCGGTTGGCAGACTTGAAGGCAAAGTAGATGCTATTCTACAAATGCAAAGGCTGCACGAGGAGCAGATCAAGAATCACGAGGAGCGTCTACGCGAACTTGAGCATTCAAGATCCTTCACAATGGGCATGGCAGCCGCAATAGGTGCCGGAGTTTCGGTAGGGCTCAATTTAGCAATTAAGGCTTTCACATGAATAAACACACGCTAGAACAAATTCACTCTGCTCTTGCAGAAGAGTTGCTCCGAAAGATCATGGACGGGTCTGCTAGTTCTTCTGAACTCAATGTAGCCCGTCAATTCCTAAAAGACAACAGCATTGATTGTGTGGTTGACGCAAGCATTCCCATGCTGAACCTTGCAAAGATTATGCCGTTTGATGAAGAAGAGGCTGCGTGAGTGAACTTGAACGAAAACTAAAGGACTTCAGGAACTTTGTGTTCCTTGCTTGGGATCATTTGGGGCTGCCTGAGCCCACTCCCATCCAACTAGACATCTCCTCGTATCTCCAAAAAGGAGAGCGTAGGCGGGTCGTGCAAGCCTTCCGTGGGGTAGGCAAGAGTTGGCTTACTAGTGCCTATGTGGTCTTTCGTCTGCTGCACGACCCTCGGTTAAACGTCTTGGTGGTCTCCGCGTCCAAACAACGTGCTGATGATTTCAGTACGTTTACGCTGCGGCTGATTAACGAACTGCCCCTGTGTCAGCATCTGAAGCCCCGTGAGGATCAGCGCAACTCTAAGATTGCGTTTGATGTGGGTCCTGCTCCTGCCTCTCAGGCTCCAAGTGTGGTATCTAAGGGAATCACAAGTCAGATTACGGGTAGCCGCGCTGACTTGATCATTGCTGACGATGTGGAAAGTTTAAATAACTCCGCTACATTCGCAATGCGTGAGAAGTTGCACACATCTATTGCCGAATTTGAAGCCGTTCTCAAACCCGGAGGGGAGGTGATCTTTCTCGGTACGCCGCAGACGGAGCAGTCAATCTACCACAGTCTGCATGAGAAGGGCTACAACACCCGCATTTGGTGTGCTAGATACCCTGACGAACGCCTAAGAACGGCTTTTGGTGAGAAGTTGGCTTTGACCCTGAGGAATGGTGTGGAAGGCGAGGCTACGGATCCTAGACGCTTTAACAACATTGACCTTATGGAGCGCGAAGCCTCCTATGGACGCACAGGCTTTGCCTTGCAGTTCATGCTCGACAGCACCCTGAGTGACGCAGACCGTTATCCCCTTAAATTGGCGGATCTCACGGTACTTGGATTAAATCCGGAGTGTGCGCCTGAGGGTGTTGTTTGGGCAACGAATAACAACAACATCGTCAAAGACATCCCCTGTGTTGGTTTTAATGGTGACCGATACTACGGACCGATGGATATCCTAGGTAAGTGGATTCCCTACGAGGGCGGGATTATGGCTATCGACCCAAGTGGTCGTGGCGATAACGAAACCGCATATGCCGTGGTCAAGATGTTGAACGGCTTCTTGTACGTCACGGCTGCCGGAGGAGTCAAGGGTGGCTACAGCGAGGAGACCCTGTCTAAACTTGTGAACGTAGCCAAGTGTCAGAAAGTCAACAAGATTATCATCGAATCCAATTTCGGTGATGGTATGTTTACAGAACTGCTGAAGCCCTATCTTGTGAAGATTTATCCCTGCTCAGTTGAGGAAGTGCGCCACAATATCCAAAAGGAAAGGCGCATTATTGACGTTCTAGAGCCTGTGATGAATCAGCACCGCTTAGTTATTGATGCAGGGGTCATCCGGGATGACTACGAGTCCACCAAGCAGTACGCCTCAGAGAAGTCCTTGCAGTACAGCCTGATGTGGCAGATGTCCCGCATTACCCGCGCTAAGGGCGCCTTGGCTTACGACGATAGAATCGATGTCTTGTCGATGGCTGTCTCCTCGTGGGTAGAGCAGATGGGACAGGATGTCCACCGCAAGATGCTGAATCACGCTGAAGATGCATTCCAAAAGGAAATTGACCGCTTTGTAGACAACGCTTTAGGTAGAAAGGCAAGGGATCAGGACTCATGGATCAACATCTAGTCGCTAAAGCCTGTGCTGCGGTTTGCAAATATGAGCAGCATCTAAGGAGTGATGAGGCTCTTGTCGCGTCTAAAGCCTTGGCTAAGGCGATGCGCGAACTTAGAGAGGAACTTCCTCCAAAGATCTTGATTCAGTTTCGGAGTACAAATGCCAAAACCTAGAGATTATAAAGACGAGTACGCTAAGTTCCAAAGCAGCACCTCCTCAAAGAAGGATCGTGCTTCTCGGAACAAGATGCGGCGTCTTATGATCAAAAAAGGAGCCGTTAGTAAAGGCGATAACAAAGACATTGACCATAAGAATGGTAACCCAAAAGACAATCGTATGTCTAATCTGAGAATTGTGCATCGGTCCGTGAACCGTGCAAAACATTAAATCTTTTTAAGGAATTTACACATGGCAAAGGGCGATCTTACAACACCTCCTCCTTCTACTCCTAAGAAGCAGGTTGTTACTAATACCAAGTCTTCAAGTCAAAAGAAGGGCAACCTGTCCCTAGCACCTATGCAGGCTCGTGGCATGGGGGCTGCTCAGGCTCAGGCTATGGATGGCAAGGCAAAGACCGTTAACTCACCTCCACAGAACCTTCAGAATCCCCTTACGGCTTTGTTTGGTGACCGTATGAAGTCCCGCCGACCAAAGTAAGGAAACCCTATGCCTCGCGCTCCACGACCCGGTTCTAGTTCTAGCGAACACACAAGTACTCAGCACAACATCAGGGAACACTTGGGAACTGCCCCTATGGTTCGCAAGGACGCGGGGTTGGCAGAAGTACATAAGCCTCTTAAGGACTTGTTCGGAGACCGTATTAAAGATCGCAAAAAGAAGTAAGAGGAGTCTACTATGGCAGCAGAAGCCCCTACAGCAAGTGAAGCCGTTTTGCTTTCGCGCAAGTCAGGCGCTTTAGCATCTGACACAGGACCCGGTTCCCAAGGTTACAGAGCCACACTCAAGGGTGGAAACAAGGCACATAAGAATCAACTGCTGATGCTTCTGTTGCAGATGATGATGGAAGAAAAAGAAGATGCTGAAGACAAGGCTACACAGACTTATCAGGAACAACTTGCAGGAGACAAGGAATCTTCCCTGACTCCTGCTCTTGCCAACAACCCGGCTACTGCTCTTATGGGTCCTCAGAAGCCCAAAGAAGAGCCTAAGGATGACTTTAAGAATATGCTCTTGGCTTTGCTACTTAAATCCCAAGGATAAATCCAATGGTTATCAAGTGGTACCCTTACAGTATACCTGTGATTACCACAAAGATGGCTAAGAATGAGTTTGGGGAGTTCTTATTCTTCCCTAGTCCTAGGATCTTAGTATCAGAAGACATCCAAGGTAGTATACTCTCTAGTACTCTCTTACATGAAATACTAGAAATGATCAATGAAGTACATGATTTAGGGTTAACTGAGTCAAAGATAAGAACTTTAGAGGTATCCCTTAGCCAAATCATGGGAGAGAACCCTGATCTGTGTGTCTTTCCCAAGAAGCCGCCGGAATGCCCTCAGAGCGATTCAGGGGACGAAGACGGGTCTCGACTGCCTTTGAGCCTACGGAGCGATCCTGAGGCATCCTAGCCCCCTTAAAAGGCAAGCCGCTTGACAAGCCGAGGTGCGGTTTGAGGGTACGACAGGTTTTGGAGAAAAAATCTGAAGGGGCTTAATTATTGTTAGGGCTTGCCGTTCCCCCCGTGGGGGTACCCCGCAGCCGCGCAAGGCGCAGCCGCTGTCTCGCGCCTGAAATTTGCCGCTCGTTATCCTTTGGTTATGCAATAGGCGCGCGTTATACAATGAATAGTTGCCTGTGCGCATGGGCAGAGTCTCCCGGTCTCCCTCCCCGTTTATTTGTGGAAATCTTTCCATATTTCAAT